ATCCGCATCTGGTAAATAAGAAGTAGAAGCTACTGGTGAAACAAAGGTTGGTGAACTTGAAGTCGAAAGAGACTGGTCAAGTCCAGTTAAATAATTTAATTCCATTGCTGACGTAGTAACTGCCACATCCCCTATTTCAAACCCGCTTGAAATATTGACGGCTGTTGAACTTAATTCTAACGGTGACGCTGTTGCTTCACCATCACTTATAGCTCGCTTTGTTCCGTCAATCCCGGAATTTGAATTTGATATTTGTAATAAATCTTTATATGTACTTGCTATTGAGTTGCCTGTTAAAGCTGCCATTTTATTCTCCTTGCCGGACAATCCCGGCGATTATAATTAATCAATGTAATTCCATAACCGAACCTCATCTTCCCACGGTGTTAAAATCGTGTTCCATGTGGTCGCTGCATATTCAGTCATCATAGAACCTATACTTGTTCCTGACTCACCTTGCATTTCTGCGAATAATGACCTCAATGCTGAATTGATACTTGTACCCGTTGCGGAATAGGCATCAGCCCACTCCCGCAACATTTTATTTAACGATCCAGAATATCCGAGCGTTTCTAATCCAGCTCGCATTGAATCGTTCAAACTTTTAGACCCCGATGAGATACCCGCCACATCGGAAAAATATTCTCTTAAAAATCCATTAAAATTATTGCCACTATACGCCATGATTTAATCCTTTATCAATGATTGACACNTCTACGTTGCCAATAAAATTTTCTAATTCTTCAACATCACCCTCTAACAGTGATTCATAAGACACCGAAATACAATCCATTCCTTCGGTATTTTCTCCAAGTTTTTCCATGTATAAGTCATATAATTTTAGACATTCTTCGTAATCTAAAAATGATGCCTTTGATAAACTTTTACAAGCATTTATTTTATCCCTATATACTTTAATAACTTTACCAAAATTCCACGCCGGTAATGTAATACAAAAACGAGGGTCTTTTACTGCTGTAAATCCATCTAAAAGGCTCATATCGGCAGTATCATCAATAAGTTGAGGTTGGTCCCACCTTCCCATTAATCTATCATTTTCGCACATAATACCAATCCCCTCAAAATATCCCTTTGCATTTAAGGATGTCGGAGGCATATCATTTGGCATTATATACCCAGCTGTTTTTACAAGATTNGCCGTCATAGAAGTACCGCTACGATGAAACCCTGTTATTACGATCATTTTTTAACTCGTCGTATGTTTCTACATTGAACCAAGTCTTAAAAACCCGGTCGTCAAAATCTTTATGAAGATGTTTGCACCATATATCCGTCGAGACAAAAGCCTCATANCCTAAATTGTATGCGTCATAATGAAAACAGAAGTCTGTGAACTGATCCTGCACCCCAGAAACCGAGGTTTTGAACTCAATTTGGTTAACCACGTCTCGGCTGATTAACAAACACCCCATTCCGGCGGAGTAAATCCTCTTTAACCCGCCCATTGGAAAAAAGTCGTTTAGTTCAGCCAGCCTCGATTTTACGCCGTCTATTACCCACACCGTAGGAATTTGTTTTNGGCGAATAACAACTGCANCACCTAAACCGTTGGCTATTGCTCGTTGTACTGACTTCCATTGGACATCCCGATTTTCGGATTGTAAAATGTCATCAAGTTTCATNACCCTGTANTCTTGCGTATGAATNAAGTACATTCCAGAAACGATGTCTTTCTTATAAGCCAAAAGGTCATTTAAAGCATTTACTGGNGGAATTATGTCAGATTCGACATTAAAATAATGAGTGTAATCACCATTCAAAAATATGCGTCTTAAAAGATTTGATTTATTTAATAAAATTGAAAGTCCCTTTTCTCCGGGTTTAGTCTGATAATTCACCACCTTCAAACCTTCAAAGCCCCAGGGTTTCTTTTTACCGTTCCAGCAAATCACTATTTCGGCGTTACCGTGTGCGTCCCTAATCTTTTTTAGATTAGAAATAAANTCTTCTCGACAATAGGCATGACCGNNGTATGTTATTACCCCNATCATTACCTTATTTTTAGTTATGATGTTTTTGTCCACAATTCGACGCCATAACCGTCAACTATTTCAGCTGTTNCGNCAAACATTGCNCCAACAACATTATCACGATGATAAGTACCGAACCGNTCTCTTTCAATTCGGAACATCTTATCAGGTGATACGACTGAAACACCTTTTTGAGCCATAAACCCATAGCCAAAGCCTAACGCCTGTTTAGTGAAAACCCCAGCTTTTACAGCACTGGAAGACTCGGACAATTCCCGGGTATGAAATAAATCCACACCAGCTAAACGCCCAACTTCACCGCTGGAAGCCATNGCATCCTGTGCNGATAACACACCACCANACTGGTTAGTCGTTACNAGGTTATTACTTATCCCATAAGCACCCCACACCTGTTTAGGATGTAGAACTGCGGAGATTTGTCCCATTCCGCCAGCCGATTTAATACTTTCAACCGCCTCAAAAAGATTATCAACTGTAATNGCTACNGTTGAAGTCCCTTTTGAATTGCTGAAATTATCAAAAGCTGCACATAGTAAATTATCCGCCTTTGCCGCTAAAGCATTTCCAACTAATTCTCCGATATTATCACCCAAAGAATCAGCATTAGAAATTTCAGCCTCATCATAAAGAGGAACATTAATACTAACCATATCCAGTGTAGCTGTGACTTTTTCAGTCGTCAAAGCAGATTCGGGAGTTTCTGTCCCCTCTGCCGTAGCTGCTACATCACCGCTTTGTATTTTATGCGTACCCTGGTTATATCTAATCCAGTTAATCGTATCTGCATTTGGTCGACCTTTAACATCTACCAAAGGCAATACAACGCCCGCATCGCTAAAGCTGATTATCGCATCAGCTAATATAATATCAAGTAATCCACCCTGAAAATACGCTGAATTACCTGATTCACCTATTGCTGCCATTATATTTTACTCCTTGCCACAAGTACAGACTTCACAATCCGGTCTATGTATACCGCAAAATGATGCGTGTGCATCTGTTTCCTCTCGGGGTGAGAAAAAAGCCGTCCGAATCCTCGCTGGAATCGAATCAAGCCCACATAACGCACCAAAACCGTCTTTTAAAGACACTGGTTTTCCATCGTACATATAATCAACTCCATGAGTTGTATCTACAATGAATCTACCTTCTTTATCAGGATTCCAGCCGCCTATATTAGTTGGCGAATCGCTGCCTAAATCCGGTTTTGATTTTTTCAAACGTTGATTTGTCAATTTCACCCTTTGAGAAGGCTACCGCTGCATCAGAAGCNGTGCTATAACCTTGCACCTGTCCGGATGGAGAAGAACCGTCTACTTGTANCGTTGTTTTTTTAGAAATTAATTTGTTATGAANCGCCCGTAATTGGTCTACTGACAACNCCTTAAAAGTTTCCCTATCATCCTCGGCAAAATCCTGTAATAACTCATCTTTAAACTTTGCTTCGCTTGCTTTGTATTGTTCCACAACTGGTGTCAGTTCGTCAAGTTTCGTTTTCCGTTCCTCTGCAAGTGTTTTCCACTCGTTTTGCTTTTCCAACTGTTTCTGGCGTGCATCTTCCATCTCTTGATTCAATCTCGCAAGTTCCTGCTCTGCTTTTTGAGCCCGAGTACGATACTTCTTGCTTTCTGCAATTAATTCACCCGAATCGGGATTACCCGGTGAACCCTGGACTTTATCGTCCATCTCTTGATCTGCTTGATCTATTTTCTCTGGCATATTCTGCCCCTCTTTTTATTTTAGTCCTGAATTGGACTAATTCTTTCTCATTAATGGTTGATCTAAATTTTCACCTTCATAAGATTGCGGTAATAGCTGGCATCTGCAACTAAACAGGCATACGCTAAACCCTGACTGTGGCAAACCAATCGTTCTGAAATAATCCATCGTGCCGGTTTCGCCATGTCTACCTTCACAATCTGGACATACTTTTCCATCACCTACGGTAACCCACTGGAACTCCTGAACGCCCGCTTTTTCAAACGTCGCCCTTGCTCCTGCATTAGATGCCATTCCAACACCGTTTTTAACCGTGTTTTTTACCTGATTGCGAAAATTACCGAACAGTCTCCCCCCATTAGTAAGGTCTGCTAATAAAACTTCCTTTATTGCCACATCAGTCATCCCGCTTGCCCTCATTGAAAGAATCAAAGAATCCAGCGTTAGTGTTGTTTCCGCTGCTACATTCGCAAGCTGTGATGCTATAACAATCTCTAAATTTTCAGGCATTTTTTAATTCTTTNGCAATTCTCATTTCGATCATTTTNGTTGCGTCNTTACTCGNCCTCTCGCTTATTCCAANCCATTCTCGTTNAGGATTGTTACCTTTTCCGAATTGATGGAATGTGCCTATTTCTTTAGATGTTTTTCCACGCTTTTTCTTGTCTTCGGGGTTAAGGATGACCTCCTGCTTTGACTTGGTTGCTTTTTTAATGTTTAGGTTTCTCATCTCTCCCGTATCGACTAAAATCTGATTAAAACCC